ACTACCCCATGTAATACCAGAACCTAAATCTTTAGGTATCCATACTCCATTTTTACTTTCTGCAAAAACAGTAGGTGCATAGGTAGTACCATCAACAAATGCCCATTGTGCTAGATAACTTTGCAGTGGGTAACCATTAATACCATAATATTCTCCTATAGTCCAAACACCAGCTACTATTCCAGCAAATGAAGAATAAGAACTTCTATTGTCTGTATTATAAGATGCTTCAGTACCATTAATAAATATTTTTAATTTTTCACTTGCTGTTCCATTATCAAGGTCTGCTTGTATATGAAAATTATACCAACCACTTGTATCACGAAATAAATTATTTGTGCTTAAAACTATATTATTACTGTTTGTACTTACAATCATTAAAGCATCACCTGCTGTGTTACCTGCTGTAGGAGAAGAAAATTTAAATTCATGTAAAACAGAACCACTTGTACCACTTCTAGGTGTAAAAATATCTAATGGATTAGCACTTCCACTAGGTCTAGTTCCACCTATTGCTGACCTTTTAATCCAAAAATTTAAAGTCCAATGAACACTAGAATCAACTGTACTAAATGTTTTTGTTAAATATGAAGAATTTGCTGCTGTAGAATCTGCATCAAACCTAGCTGATTGTTCTATCTGATGGTCATAAAATCCTGCCGCACCAGACGTAGCAGCGTGAAAAAACTCTCCTTTAAACATATGTATTCCTAAGCAAATGCAAGTTGTGGTGCTCCGAGTTGTATGGAATCAGCAGCCTTAACAAAATATGGTATGACATCGACTGCGTTAGCAGCAGTTGATATAGTTAAACCAGCACCACCAGCAGTTTCATAATCTGTACCAAGACTTAAAGTTCTACTACCAGTACCATCTTGAATAAATACTATAATACCAGATTGCCCTACTGATTCAGTAGTTGGATTAGCTAGTGTAACATTACCTGTAGCTGTCAACACAAAGTTAGAATAGGTATCAAAGTCTAAAGTGACACTACCAGTTTGTGACCCAGCAGTTTGTGTGCTACCTACTGCTCCTGCACCCATAAGTAATTTACCTTTAGCCGACATATCAAATGTTGCAGGTGTAACAGTAGAACCACCATCGTTACCTTTTATTAATAAATCTTTATCAGATACTTTAGTTTCTAAAATTACATCGCTAGAACTATTGTGCAGTCTAGCCATTTCAGTACCATCATCTTCGTATATAATACCACTAGCAGCAGTGCCTGCATCTAAGGTTATACCTCCTGCTGATTCAATATTAATACTATCTACGGCAGTACCATCTGCTACAAGATCTAAATCGCCATCTGCATTTGAATGTACATAAGTACCTGTATCATTAAAAGTTAATTTATTGGTACCATTTAAAGTTAAACCAGTACCATCCGTATGAGTAAGAGTTGTATCGTTGTCTGCTCCAAAACCTAATACAGAACTATCAGTGCCTAATTTAACATCGTGATTAAAAGTTGCTGTACCTGCATCACTACCATCAAGAGTTAACATAGTAATATCTGCAGTATTATCTGTACCTTTAAAAATTATATCAGTATCATTACCTTGTGCATCAACAGTTATGTTACCTGCAGAAGTTGCTAAAGTAGATGCTGCATCTCCAGTAGCTATATCATCTAAGGCTATTGATAAGCCTATTTTAGTTCCTACTGATATAACTTCATCACTACCATCGCAATATATTATGTCTGATTTAGCAGGAGCAATAGTAACAGTTTGTGCTGCTGAGCCTTGTGCCATAATTATATTTTGACTACCACTTGTACCATTTTCAATAATAAAGTATGCTGTTGTGGTTGTTGGTGCTATAGTTATTGTACAAGCTTGACTTAAAGATCCAGTAAATTTGATAACTCTAAACATACCATCTTGTACATTACTAGAGCCACTACTAGGTGAACCTGCTGCTACTGTTAGAGTTGCTGTTGCTGCGTCTGATAAAGCTACTGCTTTAAATGCTGCGATTCTATCTAGTATATCGAAGTTGTGATTAGTAGTTGTACCCCATGTACCAGATTGGTCACCTGTGGCCATCTTTTCTATTTTAAAATTTGTTGAGTATGAACTTGCCATATTAGTCTATCCTTATTATTGCGTTGGCTCCTGCTGCTGGGAACACTATTTTAAATGTACCACCACTTACTGTAAAATCACCACCAAAGTCTAAAACTGCTATAGCTTTATCACTATTGGTACTGTTATAAATTAATGCACCTCTTGCTGTAAAACTTGCTCCTGTCCATGTTGGGTCTGCTGCATCAAAGTATGCAGTTGTACTGGTGGTTGTTACTACTTTACTACTTAAAGCTTCACCACCTGCACTATAACCAGTGCCTGATATTTCATTACTGGTAGAGTATGCTGTGGTTGATGCTCCTAAACTAGCACTGCTAGTAAATAAAGCTATTTTTATAGTATCAGCTACTAGGTCGTGTTGTTCGTCTAATATTTCAGCTTTAAAGCTGGTGCACATTGCTTGAGATATTGCCATGTTTATATTCCTCCGTCATATTCTGATTGATAATTTCTTTTCATCTCTTCGCCTAATAAAGTTATTGCTTCATCAAACTGAGTCTTGTATGTTGCTAATGTTTCTGGTGCTTTTAGGAATGCACTAGCTTCATATAAACAAGCACTTAACAAAACATTTTCCGCATTATCACCAACCCAATTATTAGAGTTACTACCCGACAAACCAGTTTCTGGCTTAATAAAGTCGACAAAATAAGTATAGTTTGAATTTGGTGTAGGAGCAAGTGTAATAATTACACCAGATGTTGTTGCTTGTTTTGTTGCATATATTTCAGGTTGTGCTTGAGTTGAGCTGTTTTTCCAATAATCATGTAAATAAGAATCTACTCTATGATTTAAAAACACCCTTTCATTACTAACTATTATAGAAACATTCCTAATCATTCTAGCTGTTGATACTGTATAATCTGTTGTGCCTGCTGTTAGTGTAGCTGAAGTTATATTTCTGTAGCATGGTAGGTTTGGTGCTCTTTGAAATATAAGTCTTTCTGCTTGAGTTATTATAGTAGGTATAGAAGTTTCAAACTCAGTGCTATCATCTTCTATAAAATTTTTAATGTTTGTTACTAATGTTGTATAATTCATTTTATTGTCCCCAAGTATCTGCACCCCATGTACTATCACCCCATGAAGTTGTTGTAATTGTTATTGACTCACTACCTGTAGTACCAGTACCAGCTACTCCAGTTTCAGTTAATTCTATTGTAGGTGTTTCTGTACCTATGTTACCAGTAGCTTCAACACCTGTTACAGTTACATCTACAGTTGTTAAACTTTGTCCCCAAGCACCACCACCCCATGTGCCTACACCCCATGTTGGGTTATCTAACTCAATAGATATTGTACCTATAGCACCAGTACCTATCACACTAGTCTCAGTAATATTAATACCTAAATTACTACCCACACTAGCCACAGCACCAGTACCAGCAACACCTGTTACAGCTTGTTCAGTTTCTATAGACTCAGTACCTGTATTACCAGTAGCATTAACTGATGTAGCCATAGTAGTAATAGCACCACCCATACCAGAATGAACAGAACAATAATAATATAAAGTAGGTGCACCTGTTGCTACAGTTATAGTAGTTGTATAAGCTGAATCGTCTTTAACTACTCCAGTAGTATATTCACTACCACCACCATGTGTGCCGTCTGAGGTTGTTGAAAATCTAAATGGGTGACTTGTTGCTGCTGACCAGTTAAATACATAAGTGCTACCTTCTTTTAGTAACATTGTAGATTGTTGTACTCCGTCTATAAAATATTTATTTGCACCTCCAACACTTTGAACTGTAACTGTATAGTTTGCACTTTGACCTATGCTATAGTCTACAATAGATTGTCTTTCATCTTCATTATTAGCATCTACTAAGATAGTAGCATCAACACCTGTAACTGCAGCTTCTCTATTAAATTCTATAGCTACTCTACCGACATCACCTTTAGCTCTTATACCTATAGTAGTCGGAGCATCATAATCATTAGCCATCATGCTGTTTTTAGGAGCAAACCAATTAAAGCCTATAAATATAGATATATTTTCAGGATCGTTATCTGGGCGAGGTTGAAATAAAGTTTGAGCATCTATTATATTTTTAGGTGGACTAAGTTGAGGATGTTTAGGTTCATATTCTCCTGGTTCAACTCGTAGTTTATTCCACTCTGTTTTTAAGTTCCTATAAGGTACTCTAAAACCACTACGATCTGATATTGCATAAGATCTTTTACCTTTTGCATATCTGGCCATGTCAATATAAATTTAGACCAGAAGGTCTAACCCTCAGAGTTACACTCGCACCTTCTTCGTCTGAAGCAAATTTAAAAGCTCTCTCATAAAGAACATATAACCCTTCAGCTCTTTCAGGTGCAAATTTAGTTGCTAGTTTTGCTGCTAAGCCTGCACACATTGCGTCTGTCCATCTATAGGGAACGTCAGTATCTTGATAAGATGCTGTTATGTCTTCAACTTGATACACACCATAATATCTAATTGTATCGTCAGCACTATCAGGCACTGGCCATACATTTATTGTTGGAGTATATTGGCGGTCTAACATAAATTGTGATGATTTACCTGATGTGGTCTTTTCTGGTAATTGATTATACTCGGATATTGATATTCTTTGCATAGGTTGGTCATTACTATTATTTCTATAAACCATATCTATTACATCTACTATGCCTGAAGTTAAACTATAATTAGCAGTGCCTGCAGTTAAAGTTATGGTATTGTACTGAACAGTCCAATAGTTATAACCTCTATTAGACCATTCAGTAAAAAGTAAATTTAAACTTCTTCTGGCACTGGTAGCTTTTTGACCTGTTTGAGTTTGTGGGTCTATACCACATCGCTCAAAAGACTCTGCTATAACTTCTTCTATATTAGGTCTGTATGCTACTGTTCCTGAAGTTGCCATTAATATTTCTTCTTCAATCTCATTACAATTTGATATGAATCACCAGCAGCACCTAACCCAGTAGTAGTAAATTTTATATCACCTGTTGGGTTTGTGCCTAAAGTTTTAGTATTAGGTAAACCTCCTACAGATCTAAAATCTACATAACCTGATTGGTTTTCTGTAAGGTGAAGCATTATAACATTAGTATCTGCTGCTGCTAATACTTGTACAGTCATAGTTGATATAACCCAAGTACACTCTAATATCTTAACCCCAGTACAAGCATCTCCATTAGAGTTAACTTGTAAACCTGATACATCTACTTTTAATTCTGCTGATTCGTCTCCTGTATCAACATATTGAAGTTGAAAAGCATAAACAACCTCATTTACACTTTCAGAAAGTTTAGTGGTTGTTACTATATTAGCCATTTAAAACTCCTATTAAGTTGTTGGCGAATCAGAAGATATACCAAAAAATTTAAGTGCTACCACTCCACCAGCACCAGCTGTGCCAGAAACTACAAGTTGAACCTCGTCAGGTGTTGCAGTAGAAGCAGTTGTTGTACCACCACTCATACCTAAAACTCCATTACAAGGGAAGAAACCTTTAAAGCCTGTGCTATTTATTGCTGCTGTTATACCATCAACAAAACCATCATCATCATCTTCTGTTCCTATATCAACTACATTAACTGCATTAGCTGCAGCACTCGTTACAGTTATCGCTACACCCATAGGTATAAAATTTGCTGGTATGCCTATAGAAGTTTCTTTGTGGTCAGTACCAGTAGCAGCAACAGTTATTGAAGTGCTGTAAGTTGATAAAGTCATATCACTGGTAACTACACCAGTAGTAGAATTTTTTATAATAGTTTTAAATCCATTCTCCGAACGAACTGGACCATTAAAAGTTGTATTAGCCATATTGACCTCCTCAAAAAGGGTTTACTATAAGGTCTTTTGAGAGTCTGCTGGGACAGTCCTTATAGCTTAAAATTCCCAGAATAATTATTTATACCTTATAAACCAGTTATTGGAAAGCCTTGTTCAATAATCTGCTCTTTTATAACATCAGGTAGTTCAACTACAAATTTAGCATTTTGGTCTAAACCTATAATACCTAATTGTGTTAACTCTTCTTTTTTAGCTTTAGATAGATTATCGATAACTTCTTTTTCTGCTTTACGTGAAGCTTGTATTAAAGATATATTGAATAGATCTTCAAGATTATTAACATCTGTTCTTTCAGTTAATTCTTCTACTGTGCCATCATCACGTGATAAAGCACGTAAAGCAGCATCATAATTTTCTCTTGTTTGTTCAGTTATATCGCTAAATATTTCAGAAGCTAACCTAACAGATTTAGATTCTGTATTTTTAGCCATAAGTTCAAAGCCTTCTACTGCACCATCCCAATCTATTATATTTAACATGTCTGACTTAAATATAAAATCTTTTGGGTCATTAAAAACTTCTGCATTAAATCTTGACTCAGCTTGAGCAAAGTCGTCTGGTTCTGTTGCTACATTGTCTGCATAATCTTTTCTTAGATTCCTAATCCTATCAGTTTGCTTTCTTGTGGCATCAAATAATATAGTTTCATAAGGGCTAGTTTCTAAAGTACGCATTGGTCCTTGTAAAGTTCCTGAAGTTGCGTCAGTAAGATCTGCTAAATTTTCTAAGTTGTTTCTTTCATCTTTAAATATTTCTACGAGATTATTATTGTCTAAGTCTACTTTACCATCTAGCCTAAAAGGTATATTGTACTTTTTACTAAGTTTAGTTAGAACTTGACCTATTTTACCTTTGTAGCCTTTTTTACTATCAGGCACTAAACTATAGATAGTATTTAAAAATTGTTTATTTTGCCCTCTGTTTGACCAATATCTTACAGGCTCCTCTCCTGGAAGAATAAATCTAGGCTGGTCTTCATTTGCAGCCTTCTCAAGGTGCTTTTTTATTTCAAACTCAACATAATCTAAATTTTTCATTAAAGGAGTTTGAGCTGGTACACTACCTTGATTTATAGGATTAGCTTTTGATAGAGTATCAAAGTCTTTTACACCTTGTTCCATCTTTATAAATGCATCGTATACTTCATCTTGGGGTGCATTAAAGCCTAAAGTATTGTAATCATCTCTGTTATAAGTAGGATATAAGTCATTAACTTTTTTCTGTAAAGCATTATAAACAGAACTATATAAAGATCTAGGAGAAGTTGTATAACCTCTAGCTGTCATGTCTAACATCTCTAAAACATTTGCTCCGTTAGGCTCTCCTGAGTCTAAGCTATTGACTATTCTATCTTTCATGTTTTTCCTAGTAAGATCTATAAATTCATCTTTTTCATATTTATTTTTAAATAATTTATCAGTAGATAAGTCGTAAAGCTTACCTAAATATTCGTCTGTATAGAGACTATCAACTTCTTGTAATGCACCTTTATACCTATCAAATATCGCAGCAGCATAGCTGTCTACTGCATTACCACCACCTACAGCATCACCAGCACCATACTTTTTTATTATTTCATCTCTTTTACTAGGTAAAAATATTGCATCTAAATTTGGTAGATTTAAATTTCCACCAGCAGGAATTAAATCTAAATGTTTATTTTTCTCACGACCACGCATATCTTTATAAGATTGTTTAAGTTCTTGATACATATTATTTTTAGGACTACCGAATATGCCGAACTTATGTGCATCTGAAGCCATGTCGCTTTGTATCTCTGTAATTTCATAAGCATTATTATCTTTTCTAATTAGTGAGTGGCTTATGATACCTTGCTCACCACCATGATGAACTCCTGCGTCTCTAGTTAGATAGTTAGCTATTTCTAATAAATCTCTAGGTACGTTACCATCTTTAGGTAATTCTATTTTAGTAGTTTCCATATTACCTAGCCTATTAAAATAAGCAGGACTAGTTTTTTCAGATATAAAAGATGTATAATATTGGTCTTCTAAAATCTTTACCATCTCATCTCTGGTTAATAATTTATCGTCCAGCTTATTATTTTTAATAAGTCTCATCATATTTTCAACTTCGCTAGTTTTTATAGGTATTTCCATATTGTTAACTTTAAGAGTAGAACCACCTTTTAACATACCACCCATCCAGTTCTCAGGTTTTTGTTTAACCTCTTCTCCTCTAGCTTTACTAGGTGCACCTTTTATTTTTTCTACTACAGCACTAAATAATCCAGGAGAGCCAACTATCTTAACTGCTTCAGCATCAAAAGGCATAAACGCAGAACCAGCAGCAATAAGTTTTTGATATTTAGGAGACATAGATCTTGATAAAAATCCTGCCATACCAGTTTGTAATGGGTCTCTTGTAAGTGCACCCTCAACTAAATCTACACCTATAGCTATAGGTTCAGTAAATTTAGAAAAGTATAGTGGTA